CTCCCCGATCTCGATGGTCACTGCCACCTTGGGCAAGAACGACGCCGAGCTTGGGACCAAGATGTGGTACGGCGGCAAAGAGTACGTGCTCGTCTACTGCTCGGACGAAGCATCGAAAGGTCATGCCGTCTGCATGACTGGCACCACGGGCTACACGGTCTCGGTCGGCACGGTGACCCAAGTCGACCACCCGGTTGGCTGGGTGCAAGAGGCCACGCTGACGACCGGCACCTACGGCTGGGTTGCCACCCGCGGTGTGTTGAACGTTCAGATGTCGGCTGCGGTCTCGGTTCCGATCGGCGGGCTCGTCCAGTGCGGCGCCAACGGCTTCATGACGGCAGCTCAGCTTTCGGCCGCAACGGCAACGCTCCAAGGTGCGGCCATCGGCCGGGCCTTGTCGAACATCGCGTCGACGGCGTCTGGCTACGTTTACGTTCGTTAAAAGGGGTGTGGTTTGACGGTTGTTCGGAAAGCTGAAGTCCAGTTGGAGTTCCAAGAATACATCGAGCGCCCTCCGGTGCCGACGGGCCAGCTTTATCAGCAGGCTTGCTCGTCGGATCAGGTGACGTGTGACTCTTGGCGCGACATTTGGATCAGCAACGCTAAGGCTAACAAAGCGCGTTTTGGCAGCTTTAGCGAGAACAGTGTGGGGCAGCTCTACGGGCTGTTCCGCAACCGTCCTGTGATCGTCGCTGGGTCCGGCCCAAGCCTCAAGTTTAACGCTCACCTCTTGAAAGACAGAGGCGAGATGGGGTTGATTTCGTGCCTCCACAACTTCCACTACCTGGAAGATCTGGGCGCAAACGTCGACCTTTACGTGTCGCTTGACGCCGGACCGGTGACGATCGAGGAGGTCTCGGAAGGGGGCTCGAAGTCGCCTGACGAGTACTGGGCCATGACCAAGGGGAAGACCTTGGCATGTTTCATCGGGACCGATCCCAAGCTGCTGGAGAAGTGGCAAGGGAAGGTCCTGTTCTACCGCTGTCCGATCCCAGACAACCACATTGAGCAGGCATTTGAAGAGATCGAGCAGTTCTATACCGTAGTCTCCTGCGGCGGGAACGTGCTCGGCTCTTGCGTCTACATTGCACGGGCCTTCCTTGGGGGCTGTCCCATCGTCTTTGTTGGGGCTGATTTCTCCTTTGGCTACGAGGTCTCTTCTAAGACCGAGCAGCCGAAGTTTCATGCTTGGGATTCCAAGTATGACCAGGGCGTAGGCATCTGCATGCGGGTGACTGATGTCTTTGGGAACAAGGTCAAGACTTGGCCCTCGTATTGGTCTTTCAAGTGCTTTTTCGACCGCACGGTTGTCGAGCATCCGGCCATGTGGATCAACGCCACGGAAGGCGGGATCTTCGGTGCCTACCCAGACGGCAATATCAAGCAGCTCCATCAAATGAAGCTCCAGGAGGTCATCGACCTCTACGGCTTCTCGAAACATTTTCAAGGTCAGTGTTTGCAACCCACAGTCGTCGACAAACGGCTGGCTTGGTGAAGGAATAGCAATGGCATATACGGCAACATTGGTGAAGCAGTCGGTCCATGGCGACGAGCGCGTGGCCCATTACACGATCACAGCCGATGCCGCCTCCGGCTCGGTTAACACGGGCCTTGGCAACATCGTCAACTACTCGTTGACGCCTTCGTCGCTCAATTCCGCCAACCACAAGACCTACAAGAACGCTCTTGGGGGCGCGACAGCATCGGCCGGCTACATCGGCTTTGAAGGCTGCACCTCTGGCGACACTTGGTACCTCGTGGTTTACGGCCGCTAACAGGAGGGGTGCCATGCCCGTTCAATCTTTTGCGCAAACGGTAGTCTCAGGGGCCACGACTCCAACGGCGGCCTTGGAGTTTGCCGCTGGATCTCGGAACGTCTCGGTGTTCATCCCGACCATGTCGTCTGGGACCGACATCCTGTTCAAAGTTTCGGCCGACAACTCGACGTTCCACAGCCTCAAGTACTCGCCCACAAGTGGCGTCGTTGCGGTGGGGAACGTGACCGTCGGATCGGCCGTGACCCAATGCGCCATCCGCATCCCTGAGCTAGCTGGACAGCGTTACGTCAAGACAGAGCTTGGAACGGCACTCGATGCCGCTGCCGGGCACACTTTTTATTACGTGGTAGAATACTAGGAGCAACACCAATGGCCCGCGTCATCGTCCGGAATCTCAACGAGCATCCTTTTGCCCAGAAGTTCAACGGCGTCCAAATCAGTTTGGGGAAAGCCGGTGAGCCCAATGACTCGGTTGAGATGGACGAAGAAGATGCGGTCTTGTTCTTAGGCACATTCCATCCCATGAAGCTCGACAACAAAGGCAACCACGACCCGCGGTTTTTTAAAAAACTCCGCGTCGAGCGAGATCCCAGCGAAGTCAAGAAGGACCTAGTCAACAACAAGCCCATATGCCCAGTTTGCCGGGAGCAGACATCGAGCTGGACAGAGCTCGAAGCGCACCAGCGGCTCATGCATGCGGATCAACTCGTCAAAGATCCAGAATACGACTTGTATCTGGCTCAGAAAGCGAAGGGAAATGCAGCAAAAGCAGCAGTCGGTGCCGGAGTGCCTAAAGCCGGATGATGATCACGCCTACCACTACGTTACAATTACCGGCCGCTGGCGCATCGAGCGCCACACCCCCGTCGACGGCCGGATTGTCCGTGCGGAAACCCGCGAGGGCTTAAACGTCATCACGACGGCGGGGAAAGAGGCGCTAGCGTCTCTTCTCAATGCCGCAGCAGCCACCGCCACCACGAACACCTTCAAGTACGTTGCCATTGGCACGGGCTCAGGTGCGGAGTCAGCGGCCGATACCGCGCTTGGGACCGAAGCCTCGCGCCACACGGGGACGGTGTCCTACATCTCTGGCGGAATCTACCAGGTGAAGGCCACGTTTGCCACTGGCTCAGGGACCGGGGCGATTCAGGAGTACGGGCTGTTCAATAGCAGCGCGGCCGGGACCATGTTCTCGCGAGACCTCGAGTCGACGATCAACAAGGGGGCATCTGACACCCTGACCGTCACGACCCAAATCACGCTGAGCTAGGACCTATGGCTAACCATACGATCACCGTCTCAAACGCGCTGAACCTCAACGGAGGCGGCCCGCCGACTCTGTGGGGGAGTTCGGGCGCCACGACGATGACGTGGGGCACCGACTATTGGGGCTCGGGGTCAGAGGACATGGTCCAAGTCATCACAAAGCTCATCGAGGACGCGCTGACGGCCTCATCTGCCATCTCCCAGACAATCCTTGAGATCCGCGCCGGGATAGCCAACACGCTGACCATCACGACGGCTATCTCGGCCGATGTCCTCACTAACGGCATCTGGTCCTACGTCTGGCGCGGCGGGGTGACCGATCACGTGAGCGAGATCTCGACCACCTACACGGCACCGGCTGCGGCCTCGTCCACCTACACAACGCCATCGACGCCGGCGACAACTTGGAGCTAGCATGACCCCAGACGCAATCATCACCCAAGCCCGCCAGCGCTACAACGCCGTGGGCGATTCGTTCTTTGGCGACACCGAGCTCTATAACCTCATCTGGCAGGCTGAGCAGGATTTAGCGCTGAGAACTTTTTGTCTCCAGGACACCCAATCGACCACCACAGTAGCGAGTCAACATGAGTATGCTCGGCCTACGAATGCCATTTCGGTCAAGCGCGTCACCTACAACGGCCGTAGTCTGGCGCCTATTGATTTCCAAACTGACGATGCCCTCACGGACTACGACGCCGCTTCGAGTAATACTGGTGAACCCATGTACTACTATGAGTGGGAGTCCTCGATTTTCCTTCGCCCAACTCCCAATGCGGCGCAGACGCTTAAGGTTTGGTTCTACGCACGTCCTCAGTCGGTAACGACGGGGACGACGCTGGAACTGGCGGAAGAGTATCACCTGATGCTCTGCGACTACATTCTCCAACATATGTTTGGCAAAGACGGCAAAAACGACATGGCCACCTACCACATGAACCAGTGGGAGGCCTCGGTCGGCAAGATCAAGCAATGGGAACGGCGCAAGCGCCGGTCAAATCAGCCGGCCGCGGTGAAGAATATCGACGCCCTGGCCGATACGCTCGAGGTCCTATGAGCCGGTTTGATGTCATCTATCCACCGCGCGGCGAGGTCACCTTTGACGGGGGGACCAACGCCAAGTATTCGCGGGCCCTGATCCCAGAGAACCAGAGCCCGGACAACCTCAACTGTGTTCCCGAGGGCAACGCGGTCTCAACCCGCGGCGGGACGCAGAAGCTCAATACAGCGGCCGTGGGCTCCTTTGCCATCGACGGGCTGTTCACGCGCCACACCACGGCGGGTTCCGAGTCCATGGTCATGTGGGCCGGTGGCAGCTACTGGGTGCTGTCGGGAACGTCGTTTTCGACCGTTCCTTCCGGCCAATCTCACTGGACGGCTGGCGTCAAGGTCGGGGCTTGCGAGTACGAGAACCAGCTCTTTATGGGGAACGGCGGCACGATCCCGATGAAGTGGAACGGGACGGAGCTGACCCGTCAGGGCGTCTACCCGCCATCGACGGCTCCCAGCTACAG